TGTAGCGGGTCCAGCAGGCGGGATGGGTTGGCTTGCCCTGCGATGTGGATCCCCGCTCCATGTTGAGGATGGCGCGGACTGAGTATCCGGTGAGGCTGGCAAGGGCCGGGCGGGTGAGTTTCATGGCCTTGCGCCATGCCCGGGCTTTTTCGTGGGGTGTCATGCTTGGCGCTCCTGTGGTAGGTTGAGGGGGTTGCCACCTGCCGTTTACTCCAAAGTTTGGGCGGTGGTGATAGCTGGGGGGCCTTGCACGGTCCCCCGGCACTTTAATGGTTTCAGTTTGGGACTGGGCGGCAACAGCGGGCAATCACGTCCTCAACTGTGGCGTCTATTTCGTTCTTGTCACAAGGCGTGAAGGCGTTCCACCCGTGGCCATCCTTGAATGTCTCAACAATCATAGGCGTGTTGCCAACCAAGTAGCAAACAATCCACTCAACGAAAGTTTCGGGCGGGCCCCTATATTCCCACATGCATTGAACAGGCACTCCACGCTTGCGCAGTTCATCCTCAAGGATGTGGCTAGGGTAGATTTTCTCTTTGGGCTTTGGCATTTGTCTCTCCTTCACTTTAGTGGTGATCATGATTGCACCTGCTCATTGATTGCGATAATTGCCAAGGCGACAAGGAACGCCAGTGCAGCGCCTATCAGGCCGCCGAGGATGAAGTTCACCAAGAGGTCTGACTGGTAGGCGTCGTAAGGGATTGAATAGGCTTGGCTCACCATCTGGGATGGGGTTTCATTGCTGAGTGTCATTGTAGTCTCCAAAGTTTGGATTGACGGTTTGCACACCGTGGGAATGTCCCTTAAAGCAAGATGATGGGAATGTCAAGCGAAAAGTGAATAGGGTGCATTAATGATATGCATATCGTGTATAAGATGCCTGATTTGCAGCGTCCAGGCCATCCTTCACGCCAATGCGGTATTGTGATACCACTCATCCGTGTACTGATAATCAGTGTACGGACGAATAAATGCAAGCCAGCGTAACCGATATTATGGAATATAATCGGCTAAGTCATTGAAATCACTCGATGCAAATTCACGAATCAAGGGTTTTTGCTGTCAAGAGCCGGAGCGCCCCAAACCGCGCCCCATAAAGCGCTGAATGTTCCATGTGAAACAATGGCTTGGCAGGTTATCCACAACCCCCCCCTGCTTGTGCGTTGCCGCGTCAATCAAAAAATCCCAAACCCGCGTCTAGGCCCTCCGTGTACGCGCACCCCAAACCACCAACAGGACAAGCCAATCGTGCCACCAGTCCCCAAAGCAATCTCACAGCGCCCAGCACAGCAACCAGGCGCAATCGGCCAATCCCACATCAATGCTCTCGCAACCGGCCGAAAGCCCTACCTCATCACCAAAGCCCTGCCTCCCAAAGTCCGTAAAGCAATCGAACTCCTCGTATTCGATGGCCTCTCCCGCCCAGAAGCCGCAAAAGAAGCCGGTATCACTGACAACTGGCTCTACCAGAAACTCAAACTGCCTGAAGTCCTCAAGTATTACCGTGTACAGTGTGAGGTGTTGAGAACCGGACAACGCCATCGCAACATCAAAAAGGCGATTGAGCTGCGAGATGATCAAAAGGCGAAGTACGGCGGAAAGGTTGTTATCGAGGCCATGAAGTTCCTCGAAAACGACTATTCAGGTGATCATGCTTCAAACAACCGGATAAACGTCAATGTTCTCGTCCAGCCAGGGTACATTTGCGACATCAGCGAACACTCCGTAAAGGCCAAGCAGTTGCTCCAGCTGAGTGGTGCCGTAATTAAAGACGAGCAGGAACAGTGACTTGCGAGAGATTTGTTCTTACGTTGCCATGTCAGAACAGCTTTGCAGCCATCATTCATCGCTCATTTGCGACACCCCCTCCCCCCCCCATTTGCCCACGATAGAGCGCGAGACGGGCGGGGGGGGAAATTGGGCCGCTGATTACATCTCCTACCCCACACGCACGATTTTTTTGGAATTGGTTTGGGGGTGGATTGGAATTTTTTTTGGAATGATTGTTTCGGGATTTGTTGAGATTGGGAAACTGTGATGGCGGCTGAGGTTGTTTATCTGGATTTCAAGAAGGCTGAAACGACTGAGCCTGACACGATGTGTTACATTGCGTGCAAATTTTGCCGCAACAAGACGTTTACGCTGGTTGAGGACGTACCGGATTATTTCAATATGATGCGGTGTGCGGCTTGCGGGGCACATTTGGGTCGGATTGGCTGGGCTCAGGAATGACTCAAATTCTTTTGGACGAACACCAAAGAAAAATTTACCAGCCTGACGGGCCGTATTTGGCGGCGTTTTTGATTGACCGGAGCCAGGTGAGCATTATCCGCGGCCCGATTGGTTCGGGAACTTCGAGTGCTGCGATGCAGAAGATGTTCCAGATTTCGTGCGAGCAGGCTGCGGGGGTTGACGGGGTTAGGCGGACGCGGTGGCTGGTGGTTCGTGACAGCTATCCGGCGCTGGAGACGACGACGATCAAGACGTGGCTGAACTGGTTTCCCGAGAATTTGTACGGGAAGATGATCCGGACGAAGCCGTATTACCATCATGTGCGGGTTGGTTCGGTTGACATGGAGGTTTATTTCATCGGGCTTGATGATGACAATGCGATAAGCAAGTTGCGGTCGTTTGAGATCACGGGGGTTTTTTTCAATGAGCTTGAGTTTTCCTCGAAGGAGATTTTTGACGAGGCGATGTCGCGGTGCGGGCGGTATCCTCCGAGGTCGATTGCCGATCCGACATGGTATGGCCTGATTGCGGATTTGAACGCGCCGCCTGAGGATCACTGGCTTCCGGCGCTGATGGAGGAGGTTCCTCCGCCTGAGGATGTGGCTCTTGACGGCATGGAGGAATACACACGGCCTCCTGGGTGGTGCTATCTGGTGCAGCCGCCGGCCTTGATTGAGGTGAAGGGCGATGACGGGAAGACGGTGAAGGAATACAGGATCAATCCCGAGGCCGAGAATTTGAAATGGCTGCCTGACAATTATTATGATGGGCAGGTGAAGGGGAAGACGAAGGCTTGGATTGATTCGCGATTGATGAACCGGATTATTCCGCGCGTTGACGGGAAGGCGGTTTGGCCTGAGTTCACGCGGGAGGTTCATGTTGCGCAGCGTGATTTGAGCATTATTCCCAATCATCCGGTTTATGTGGGATTTGATTTCGGGCGTTCGCCGGGGGTGGTGTTTGGCCAGTGCATCAATGACCGGTGGTTTATCCAGTATGAAATGGGGGCGAAGGATGTGGCGACAAGCGCGTTTGCGCCGATGGTGAAGAAGTTCCTGGTGCAGCATTATCCGGGTTTTAAAATCAGGGCGTGGGGCGATCCGAAGGGCCGGGACCGGGGCCAGAACGACGACAAGACGGCTTATCAGGTTTATCAGGCCAACGGCATCATGATTGAGGCGGCTCCGGTCAAGAACAACAATATCCGGACGCGCATTGATGTGGTGTCGACGGTTTTGAATGAAATGCGGGATGGCAAGCCGCGCGTGCTGATTTCGCCGCGCTGCCGGATTCTGGTGATGGGGATGGCTGGCGGTTATCACTACCGGAAGATTTCCGGCACGTCGCGGTATAGCGAAGAACCCGAGAAGAACCAGTTTAGTCACCGCTGCTTTGTGGCCGGAACCAAAATTGCAACGCCTGCTGGCGATGCTGCAATTGAGCGGCTGGCAATTGGGGATTTGGTCAATACACCGCTTGGTCCGCGCCGGATTGAGAATATTGGGGACAATGTTTCGGATATTGTTGAGCTTCAGTGGCAGAACGGTATAGTTATTAGATGCACACCTGACCATCCTTTCATGACGAAACGGGGCTGGGTGGCTGCGGATAATCTGCAATCTGACGATGAGGCTGTGACATGCAACGAACCGGACCAGTGGAAGTACCTTCCAAGAAATCAAACTCGAAGTATCCAATCTTTGAGTTCAATGGTCTGCGCTACTACCGCCGCCCAAAAAAAAGATATTACCGCAGCGATCCTGGCAAAGGCGGAACCTATCTGCACATTGATGTCTGGACGTTTCATCATGGACCTGTTCCAGAAGGCTGCCACATTCATCACGTCGATAATGATGCCGCCAATAATCATCCCGGCAATCTTGAGTGCAAGACAGTTTTCGACCACCTTTCCGATCACATGGCCGAACCTGGGCGCAAGGAAACCAGTTCAAAATATATCAGGATTGCCTCTATCGCCGCAATTGAAAAACGGCGCGCCAATCCGGAATGGTCGTCAGAGGTTTCCCGCAATGCCGGAATCGCCACAGCAAAAGTTGTCGCCGCCATTCCTTCAATTGATGCTGAATGCGCTTGGTGCCACGAGCCTTACAAGGTCAAGGCCATTTTCAAAAAGCGTGGCTTCTGCTCCGCTTCTTGCCAAGGCATGGCGCGCAAGGCCAGCGGTGTCGATGATGAAAGCCGTTTCTGCTCGATTTGCGGCGATAACTACGTTGCCAACAAATATGCCAAAACAAAAACCTGTTCGACTGCTTGCAAAAAAATCTCTCTCTCCCGCGCGCGTGTTCAATTTAACAGTCAGCGAAGCGCACTGCTACTACGCTGAGGGTTTGCTCGTTTCCAATTGCGACGCATTGCAGTATTTGTTCCTGGGCGCCGGCGAAGGGCGCCACATGGCGTTTGGCGACACGGTTGGCGGCCAATTGGGATCGCGGCCCATGCCGGTGAAGGTTCGGCAT